CGATCGGTGGCGGAAACTGCACAGTCACCGGCGATGGGCCCTATCTGGTCGAATTCATCGGCGACCACGCCAAGGAAGACGTGGCGGCGATCACCGGCGTCGCGGGCAAGAACGAACAGCAAACGATAACGGTCACCGATGGCGCGGCCGGCGACACGATGGTTCTCACGCTGGGCGGAGACTCGACGAGCGAACTCGCCTACAACATCACTGGCGCGAATCTGCAAACCGCTCTCGAAGCGCTCGCGTCGATCGGTGGCGGAAACTGCACAGTCACCGGCGATGGGCCCTATCTGGTCGAATTCATCGGCGACCACGCCAAGGAAGACGTGGCGGCGATCACCGGCGTCGCGGGCAAGAACGAACAGCAAACGATCACGTTGAACGGCGTAACCGGCGGCACATTTACGTTGTCCTACGACGGAGCAACTACGTCGAACATCGACTTCGACGCGACCGCCCAGGAGTTGCAAGACGCCCTGGAGGGACTCAACAACATTGCGACGGGCGACGTGTCAGTCACAGGCGTGGCCGGTGAGTGGGTTGTCGAGTTTGTCGGAACGCTCGCCAAAACAGATGCGGCTGCTATGACCGGCAACAATACGAATTTAGTCGGTGACCCTGCCACGATCACGGTCGTGGAGACTGTCAAAGGCAACCTTGCCGCCGTCGGCGTCGTGGAGACGGTTAAAGGCAATCTAGCCACGGTGGGAGTTGTGGAAACGGTCCAAGGCAATGCGGCGACTGTCGGGGTTGTGGAGACAGCCAAAGGCAACGCGGCGACTGTCGGGGTCGTGGAGACTGTCAAAGGCAATCTCGCCGCCGTCGGGGTAGTGGAGACTGTCAAAGGCAACCTCGCGGCCGTCGGCGTCGTGGAGACGGTCCAAGGCAATGCGGCGACTGTCGGGGTTGCCGAAACCGCCAAGGGCAATACTGCGACGGTCAACGTCACGGAAACAGCAAAGGGCGACGCAGACGGGACGGTTGTCGCAACCGTTGTGACGACAGCGTCAACCGGATGCAACTACGAATGGGTCGCGGCGTAGCATCTTAGAGGTGTCAGCATGAGTTTCTACGGCACAATTGAGAAAGCGAACGCATTCTTCGCACTCCGGCTGCACACCGCCGCGTGGGACGATGTGGACACCGCCACGCGAACGAAGGCATTGCACGAAGCAACTCATTTGATCGAGAAGCTGAACTTCAAAGGCGACAAGCACAGCGTTTATGCGCTGGCAGACGGCGCAAGCGACGAGGCGATTCACGCCGCGAACGTGGCGCAGCCGCGGGAGTTTCCGCGCGACAGCGACACGATCGTGCCGGACACCATTGAACACGCAACGTACTTCGTGGCCTATGCGTTGCTTGATGGCCGTGACCCCGAGTTGGAGTTGGAAAACCTGGCAATTACGAGCCATCGGTATTCGAGTGTTGGGACGGCGTACAACCGAGACATTGCACCATTGGAACACATCGTCAATAGCATCCCTTCGGTGAGCGCGTGGAACTTGTTGAAACCGTTCCTGCGCCCGAATACGGAACTTCAGATAACACGAACCTCTTAACTCGTCATTCGACGAGGCGGACTCATCCGACCGGACGCGATGAGCAACCGAAATCTCCGGGAGCGAAAAGGAACTGTCTCATGCTATGCAACTATCGCGCGATTCCTCAACTTGCGTGCTACGACAACGAACCGAATGCGGACGCCGCCGCTGACGCGGATGCCGCAGCCGCAGCCGCAGCCGCAGCCGCCGCGGACGTCACGAAGCCGACGATGTTCACACAAGATCAGGTGAACAAGTTTCTCGCCGAGGATCGTCGCCGGAACGAGGCCGCGCATAAGGCCGCGCAGAAGCAATTGTTGCAGAAGCAAGAGGCCGAGTACAACGCCCTCTTGGCCAGCAAGAGTCTGACCGAGCAGGAGCGAGACGCACTCAACGAGTCACTCGAAAGTGTCCAGAAGCAGTTACTCAGTGAGAAGGAGTACGCTGCACGCGAGTTGAAGAAGACGCAGGATGCGCTCACGGCGCAGAAGATCACCGCCGAACAGGCCGCCAAGGATTGGGAGACCCGATACCGCGACTCCGCGATCACGCGCGAGTTGCTTGACGCAGCCGCGAAGAACGAGGCGTATAACGCAGCGCAGATGATGCGCACGCTCAAGTCGAGCGCGAAGCTCGTGCCACTTGATGGTTCGACCGGAGAATTTCAAGTGGTCGTAGACCTGGCCGACGAGGTCGATGGGAAGCCCGTCACTACGCAGTTGCCGCCCGATGCGGCAATGAAGCGAATGAAGGAACTGCCCGCCCTCTACGGCAATCTTTTCAAGGCCAATGTGGTCTCCGGGATCGGAGGAAACTCCAACACCGCAGGGCAACCTGCGGGACACGCGGGAACGCCGGACTTCAAGAATATGACGCCGGCGCAGTACGCGAAATTGCGTAAGGAACATCCTGAACTCGTTTACGGCGTGAAGTGACGCCGTTGGGTTCCAACCCCTTTTCAGAAGAGAGTGCAACAATGTTGATGCAAAAGTACGCGGCCCCCGTTCAGTTGGCCTGTTACGACAACGACTGCTACATTCCCGAACTCTGGGCGCAGGAGTCTGTCGCCCTGCTGAACGAGAACATGGGTGTCGCCAATCGCGTGCACCGCGATTTCGAGCAATCCTTGGCGAACTACGGCGACGAGGTACACTCGCGGCGGCCGGCTGAGTCCAAGGTCATGCGTCGAACGGACGACACCGTTGCGAGCACGCTGATTCAAAGCACCAGTTCGACCGACGTCCCGGTGAAGTTGAATCTGTGGGCCAACCAGTCGTTCCAGATCAAGCCGAGCGAGATGAGCAAGTCGTTCCTCGACCTCGTCAACATCTACCTGCGTCCGCGCATCGTCACGATGGCACGCACGGTGGATCGCAGCGTCCTGGGTCGGATGGCGGCATCGTTCGGTGCCACCAACGTGACTCGCGCCGGACGTTTGTCGGGCCTCGACTCCACCAACGTGTACCAGTCGGTCGTTGAACTCGACCAGATTCTCAACACGAACAAGGCCCCCGAAGACGGTCGGTCGCTGATGCTGTCGGCCAGCGCCAAGGCACAGATGTTGCTGTGCGACAAGTTCGTGAAGTACACCGAGCGCGGTGACGGCAAGTCGCCGATCACGACCGCGAAGTTGGGCACGATCTTGAACTTCGACACCTACCTGTCGCAGAACGTGAATAGCTGCCTGGTTGGTGGCGACATCGCGCTGTACGCCACCTTGGCTGCCTACGCCGCCGAGAAGGCGGATGCGTTGGGCGCGACCGGCGCGGAAGCGATGGTCGTCGGTGAGTACGTCACGGTCGCCGGAAACGACCAGCCGACGTATGTCACGGCCAAGGACACCAACGTGTTCACGCTGAGCGAGCCCCTAAAGTACGGCACGCTCAACGCCGCGAAGGTGACACGCTTCAAGAGTTGCGCCGTGAGCACCACGGCCGCCTCCGGTTGGAGCGAGGGCATCGTGCTGAAGTCTTACACCACTGCCAAGGCTCCGCAGATCGGACAGTTGATTTCGTTCTGCGACGCCAGCACTGGCGCGAACCGTCACACCTACACGGTCATCGAGTCCACCGACGCAGGTTCCACCTGCACCGTGGTGCTCGATCGTCCGCTGGAGCGCACCATCACCCAGGACTCGACGGTTGTCTGCCCGGGCCCCTACGGCTCGTTTAACCCGGCGTTCCATCGCAATGCGTTGGCGCTGGTCGTCCGCCCGCTGGCCTCGGTCGCCGGCGCTGGCATGGCGTGCGCCGTGGTTTCGGACCCGATCACCGGGCTGTCCGTCCGCGTGTCGATCCAGGACATCATCAACGTCGGGCGTGTCGTCGCCATCGACCTTCTGTACGGCATCGCCGTGCTGGATTCGTCGCTGTGCGTTCCGCTTCTCGGCTGATGCGTGACAAAGGCCACCCGCCCGGAGCCGCCGGGCGGGTGGCGTCTTCTTGGAAAGGAATCAGTCGATGGGCATCACGGACATTTACAACATGGTGGCGCAGTCAGGGCCGATCCTCGGCCCAGTGTTTGTCGTCATCATGTTCTTCTTGTGGCGCGATTGGCGAAGGGAAGATCTTCTTCAAGCTCGTGTGGCGAAGCTGGAAGACGACCAAAAGAACGTCATCATGCCGCTCGTGGAAAAGTACGCAACCGTCGTCGCGGCCAACACCGAGGCGATGTCACGTTTGGAACGTGTGATGAGTAAGTGCCTCTTTACGCAGGGCCAGGAGGAGCATCGCGTACTGGATCGCTTGTTGCAGGACGCCTCTGAGCATCGACAAGAAACATGACCAACCTTTCGCCGCTAGTTCTGTACTGCCTGAAGCGCGACTTTGGTGCGCCGATTGATATTTATCATTTGGCGAGTTCCAGCGTCGATCTTCAGACGGGAACGAAGACATCCGTAGCAACTGGCTACCACGTCAATCGCGCCGTGGTCATGCCCGCTCGGATGTCGCGTAGCAAGGTTATCGTGCGCACGGCGAACACTGAGTTCCTGAATCTTGTGGATTTTGGGACGCGCGAGTTCATCGTGTCTTGCAAGGATGCTATCGGATTGACGCCCGCCACGGATGACTGGATTGTCTACGACGGCAAGAAATATCAGATCGCCACAATTGAGGAGTTTGAGTGCGGTGGCGGCTGGGTCTTTTCCGGCAAGGAAATCAGTGGCGAAATTCCACGGCAGGTGTTGGCGACGCGCGTGACGGCCGCCAGCGTGTCGCTTAACACGGCGGTGACACAATGAACGCCTCTGTGCCTCGTTGGATCGTGGCGTCTGTTGCTAAAGCACTGATGGAGGTCGCCGAGGACGCGAATCTGCCGGCCATCGTGGAGTCAGTGCATGAGCGAACACCGGAGTTTGAGGCGTCGCCAATCCGTGCTGAGATACGCATCACGGGACCAAGCACTCGTGAGTCCAGCAAGGATTACTACCACGCATTGGTAGACGTGAACGTGCTGCTGATGACGCAGGCGGCTCAGCAGAACGATGTCTACGCCAGCATCACGCTGGCGGGACGATTCGCCGAGACTATGTCGGAACCGATTCCTGTCTACAACTACGGGAGCGAGGACGGAGACTATGTGCCCGGCGACGCTAGCACACTAATCCAACTCGGCTGCCTGACCGTCCGACGAAACCGCCCCGTGTCCATTCGGGATTTTGGACAAGTTGACCCGGCTGTGAAGTTGTGTCAGCGAGAGATTTCTGCCAGCTACGAGATGGAGTGGCAGGAATGAGTGCGACGTGATACCGCATCACAATGCGGGTTGACGATACCAAATAACCTTCGAGAGAGAGGATAGAAAGATGGCTCACCGCATTCAATTGCGCGATTGTGTTTTGACGCTTCGAGACGGTCTTGCTGGCGCGGCTGCTGCCGCCAAGAAGACCAACGAGAAACAAAGTGTTGACTTGGACAGCGGCGTGTCCGCCGGCACGTTCACACTCACCTACGACAGCGAGGAGACGAGCGCCATCCCCTACAACGCCACGGTGGCACAGGTCAAGTCGGCGTTGGAAGGTCTGAGCACGATTGGTGAGGACAACGTCGCGGTTACAGGCGTGGCGAAGGCGTGGGTCGTGGAGTTCATCGGGGCCCTTGGCGGCGCACACATCGCGGACATGACCGGAGACGGCACCAACCTTACCGGCGACATCAAGACGGTCACAATCGCCGAGACGGTGCTTGGCGGAGCCGGCGTGGCACCCGTTGCGACCGACACGACGATGGACGTGGCGTCCGTTGTGCTCAACACCGCCGACACTGATTTGGTCCCCGTCGGCGCGCGTTTTAAGATGGCGGGCGAGACCGCTGCAACGACCGTACATGTCGTGACCGCCCGGACGCCCGCGGCGGAAGGCCCGACGACCGCCATCACGTTCGCCCCGGCGCTCGGCGCGGGTACGTATGCCGACGGCGGCGTGCTGACCTTCCAAGCCCAAGAATTGGAAGTGAAGCTCGGCGACGGAGAGGCCAAGTGGTCGAAGAAGCGAGAGATCGTGTACGACATGGACCGGGACCGCCTCGACACCGTGCGACAGGGCAAGGACGTTCCGCTGGACTTCGAGATGTCCGCGACGTGGGAGCATGTTCGCACAGGAACGGGCGAACAGATCACCCCGACCGACGCGCTCGACGGTGTCGGCGGAGCCTCTGAGTGGGTTTCGACCGGCAGCGAGTGCGAGCCGCGCGCGGTGGACGTAGCCATTGTCCATGAGCCGGAGTGCGGCGCTGCGCAGAAGGAGACGTACTTGTTCCCGGACTTCCGGTACGAGGACGAGTCGTTCGACATCAAGAATGCGAGCATTGCCATCAAGGGCAAGTGCAACGTGGTGGAGCCGACGATTACGCGCGGCTAAGTTTCGACAACCAACAGCAAGGGAGAACATCGTGAAGATTGGTGGAATTGACCCGAAAACACTGCCCACTGAGGACTACCTTGTCTTGCCCCGCGGGGAAGGACAACTCGTGGTACGTGCCCACGCCGTGCCTGACATGGAAGCGTTCGCGGCGTTGTGCCCCATCCCCAAGGCCCCTGGGAAACTGACGAAGAATGGCTTCGTGCCCGACGAGGAGGACGAGGGCTACAAGAGCCTGATCGCCAAGCACAATCGACAGTGGCTCGGCTACGTGGTTATCAACTCGTTGCTGGAGGTGCAGTGGGACAGTGTTCAGCCGGACGACCCGAGTACGTGGGTGAACTGGGAGACCGATCTCAAGAACGCAGGACTCTCGGTGATCGAGCGAAAACACGTTCTCTCGCTGGTCATGGGCTGCAATTCATTGGACGAACAGAAGCTTCAGGCAGCCCGTGAACTTTTTCAACGTGGAGGTCAGACACAGTTGGCACTGTGACCTGGCCTCCATACCGGACAGGACTCTACGCCATCTGGAAGGCATGTGCGCGACTGGGCATGAGGCCGCCGGGAGTGCCTGCGAGTTTTGATGATTGTGACGTCGCAACGCAGGCACTCATCTTGGCGTTCCATCAGACTGCGGAGCACGATGAGTGCGAGAACGCAGCGTGTCCGTTTCTTGGAGGCTGACGAAATGATGCGTCAGTTCAATTCAGGGACATGGAGGTCCACGGGACACCTATGAAACTCACCGCACGCTATCAAGTCCCACAGGTGTCAGCCTTGTTTCGTAAGGAACTCGACGAGCATCTGAAACACGTGTTGGTTGAGGCGACTAAGGCATATTTGCACGCCACGGTCGATACGATCCCCGTGTATGGTGGGGCATCGAGAGCGACGTTCTCGCCGTTGGCGAGCGAAGTCGAGTTTGCACTGCTTATCTCGCCAGTCGTTGAGAGCACGATTGCGATCGGTGAGGCAATGGGACAGGCGCGGTTCGTCGCGGGCCCCTCCGAGTATTCCTTCACCTACATGACGACACTGCCGCATCTCGTGACAAACGAATACTACGACGCAACGAAGTTCGGGATTCATCTGAAGAGCCCGGGCCCGTACCAGTTTCAGGAACGCGGGCAACTGGCCTTTTGGGACACGGTGTCTAGTCTGCTGGAGTGGCCGGCGCTCAGTTTTGATACGAGGTCGATAGATGCCCGATAACATCAACCAGCACCTTGGCATGGACGTGTCGGATGCCCTTGCGGCGATCGACCGCCTGAACATCAAGTTTGGCAGCTTTGGGCAGCGGCTTGAAACTAACGTCTTGCAACTCCATGCGTGGAATGCGAAGGCGGAGTCTACAGTCACGCTTCTGAATAGGATGGCAACTGCCGCCAGTGCAGCCTCCTCGGCATTCAGTGCGATTCGGTCGCCGGCCGACGATCTTTTAATTGGTAAGGTCAGTCGCGGCGGTCAGACGACTGGCCTCCGTGGCGACGATGCCGCGAGGCAGATGGACACGTGGATCGCCGGTTGCCAAAAGGCCGGCGGCGCGGTGGCCGCAACCGAGACCGCGCTGAAGAACCTCGGCAAAACAGGCACCGCCACGGGCAAGAGTCTGACGCTAAGTTGGCAGACGTTCGCGCGTATTGCTGAGACGCAGGCGTTGATTCGCGGCTTCAACATGGTCCGCAACGCGATCGAGGACTCGTATGCGTCATATTTGAAGTTCTCGAAGCAGGTCGGTGAAATTGCCGCGATCAATCCTGAGCGGGCATTCGCACAGATCACGGACAACGTCCGACAGATGTCGGACGCCTTCAACCAACCGCTGTCGCGTGTCGCCGAGGCACAGTACCAGACAATATCCGATCAGTTTGTTGCACAGGCCGACGTCGCAAATATCGCAACGGCCGCTAACAAACTGGCGAAAGCCGGCGCGCAAGACATGGCCGCCAGTGTACAACTGCTGACTGGTGCTCTGAATGCCTATGGCGAAACGTCCGACTCTGCCGGCTTGCGGGCAGCCGAGTTCTTTGAGACGATCAAGCTAGGCCGATTGCGCGCTGAGGAACTTGGCACAGCGTTGGGACGCATCCAAGCGGTCGGGCACGAACTCGGTGTCAGCATGGAGGAGTTGAACGCCTCCTTGGTGTCGATCACCATCGGAGGTGTGAAAGCCTCTGAGGCCGCGACGCAAATGCGCGGCATTCTTTCGTCCTTGTTGAAGCCGTCCGACGAACTCAAGCGAGGATTCAAAGCCATTGGCGTCGAATCCGGCCCCGCCGCTGTGGCGACCTTCGGATTACAGGGTGCGTTGGACGCCCTCGCCAAGTCTGTTGATTTCAACAAGACGAAAATGGCCGCCATGATCCCCAACATCCGGGCGATGGGCGGCGATTTTCGTTTGGTGGGCTCTGGAGCCAAGGCGTTCAAAGAGGCAATGGATGTCCAGAGCAAACTCGACAGTGGGTCGTTAGACAAACCTTGGCAGCAGTTTATTGAGACCGACGCCGAGAAACTCACAAAAGAACTGAACAAGCTCTCCAATTTCTTCACCGTTGAGTTTGGGTCGCGTCTTGTAGCCCAACTCAATAGCGTCGTGCAGGTCTTAGGCGGCGGCGACGGCATCCTCGGGGCCTTGCGTGTGCTCACGGGTGAATTGCCGCGTGACGTCGCCGTCATCGGCGGTTTGGTGGCGGCATTCGCGGGCGTCAAGGCCGCTATCACCGCCACACGGACTGAATTGTCGCTGCTCAATTTCTCGACAGTCGGGCGCGGACTTGCGAGTGGCGCTGGCATACTGGCTGCCATCGAGGCAGCGAAGATAGCCGGTTCGACGGCGGGGAGTAGGTACGCGGACAGCCTCCAAGCCCCGCAACAGGCCATTCAAGACGCAGCGAACCGAGAATACGACGTTCAGAAGATTAAGAATGCAGCGGCGCTCCGGCTCACAGAAAACCAGACGACCGAACAATTCAGGCTTCTTCGACAACTCGTTGCGAAGAACAGTGTCGAGTACCTGCGGGACGCCGATCATTTTAAGAACAGCGCCAAGGAAATCGAGAAGAGCGCAGCGACGTCGTTTGACCGCGTATTCGCTGCACGCCAGAAGCTGACCCAGCAATTGTTCTCGGCTTCCGAAACGGCTGCTAAGAACGCCAGCAACGTCCCGGACACGATAGCCGCGATAACTCAGAGCCTCGCGGACCGGCGCATTAAGCGCGAGATTGAGACAGGAGGCGGGGACGCATTCGTTTCGTACAACAAACAACTCGGGCACGCCGCCGACGAATACGAACGGCTGCAAAGTACCGCCAAGGACGACCGCGAACAGAAGTTGGCCGATGCCGCCTGGGCGCGTGTGCAAGCATACCGCGAACTGACGATCGCATCGGCGCGACTGCGTGGCGACGAATATGCGGCGCAACAGGCCGCGCGGCTCGACGATCAACTCGACCGTCGCAAGATCGAGGCGTTGCGACAGTATCAAACGGTCCAAAAGCAGGTAGCGCAGGAGACAGCCGAACGCGCACGCCAGTCAGTGGTACACACTGACGAGCTTGAAAAGCTGCGGTTGAGGATTGCCAATGAGTACAAGAGCACCGTCAAGGACAGTAGTGGCGGCTACATTGGCAAGGACCGCGAGACGTACAAGAAGGACTTGCGTCAGGCCGAGATCGACACCGCGCGGTTCAACGAGCTTGTGCGTAAGTATGGTGGCGAGGATTTCGCCAGGCCGTACATGGGAGACTCGCGCGCGTTCGAGGCGATGGCGAGGGAGGCCGAGCAGTCTTACGTGTACCTCCAGAACATTGAGGCAACGCCGAAGGCGCTCGCCAACTTGAATAATCAGGTGCAGAACTCAGTCGCCAGTATGCGTCTTGAGATTCCCGCCCTTGTACGGCTGGAGGGCATCGTCGGGGCGTCAATCAATGAGATCGGCGTCCAGGGCGTCATTGACAAAGGGCTGGAACAATATAAGGCGATGCAGGCGAAGACGCAAGCCGCAGCAGCCGACGAAAATAACCGCGCCATCGGGCGCAAGGAATTTGCGCAGGGACTGGCCGGATTTCAGGCTGAGTTCAACCAGCCTAAGACGTCATGGCTGGGGCTCGGGGCGGCGTCGGATTCGGCGGAGCAGCGGAAGGTCGTCGCCCTGCTCAACACGATGAAAGAACTGGCCCAGCAGACGCAAGTCACGAAAGAAGAAGCGCTGGCAATGCACACCGCACTCGCCAGTATTGAGTTCGACAAGGTCTTCCCGTCGAACACGCAAGCTGGTGTTGCCGCGCAGGCGTTGCAGACGATGCAGCAGGGCATCTACAAGATGATCGGGAACAATGCAGACCAAACTGCTGCCGAGATGACAAGTGCGGATGCCATCAAGAACGCACTCGACAGCATCCAGACGAAGCAGGAGTTGGTCACAAAAGCGTCTGAGGAGGCTGCGAACGCTGCCCGGCAGTTCACAACGGCGTGGCAGAATGCCGCCGCTGTCGATCTGAGCGGCTTGAGCAACCAAGTGGGGAGCGTGGCCGCAGCAGCGGGGACGTTTTACTCGCAACTAACAGCAGTGAACGCGGGCCGAAACCCCAATGTCAACAGCGGTGGGAGCGTCACCACCAATACGATGGGCGACGTCTCCATCACTATCAACGATTCCGGTTCACCGCAGGCGACGGCGCGTGAAGTTCAACGGATTCTTCAACGTGAGAATCGTCGCGGTCTGAACTAACAACAAGAGAGGTCTACTATGAGCGCAGTGTTTGCAGTCAAGTCGGAGGCGTCGGTGGAATTGGTCAAGCGGTCGGACATCGGTGCGCCGCTGGACCTCAAGGGCAAATACGTTGTGGAGCACTGGCGGAATGGACGCCGGATCAATGAATACCACTTCCCGAATGCCGTCGTGAACCAAGGCAAGAATCAGATTCTGGAAGTGAATTTCCACTCCGGGACGCCAATCACGTCGTGGTTTTTGGGTCTAATCTCCAACGTGGGCTACACCGCGTTGGCAGCGACGGATACCTACCAGGACATCAATCAGGCCGGAAACGGATGGGATGAGTTCACGACGTACACGGATGGCAACAACGGCGACGACGCAACCACCCGCCCGGCGTGGGGCGCTGGCGCGGCGTCCGGCCAGTCCGTGACCAATGCCACCGCCGCCGTGTTCAACGTCACGAGCGCCGGCACCGTCAAGGGCGTCTTCCAGGTTGGCGGGATCGTCGCGGCACAGACGAAGAATGACCACGCTGCGAGCGGCGTTCTGTGGTCCACCGCATTGTTCACGAGCGGTGACGTCGTAGTCGCCAACGGTGACCAGTTGAAGGTCACTTACACGGTCAGTGCGTGATCCCTTGCTTGGGCCGAGTCTTACGCCACTGCGCGTAAGGCTCGGCCCTCTGTTGGAGGACGACAATGGCGACACAGAAGATTTATGAAACACCCGGCGCAGCCACGACCTTCCGCGGCGACGCCGCAGGCGATGTCACGTTTACGCCGCAGAACGAAGCCGCCGGCAAGGGTCGCATTTCCGATCCGTGGGACCGGGGAGCAGGCTCACAGCCGGCGCGGTACAAGTGGCGGCTACGCACGCGATGGGCGGCCACGGCGACAGCCGGGAATTCTGTCCGGGTCTATTTAGTGACGTCGGACGGGACGAACGCCGATGGAACGCTGTCCGCGACCGACGCGGAGTTGACCAGCGAGTTACCACTCGTGAATAATTGCCAGTTCATCGGCGCGGTTGTGTCACCAGCCGTCGATCAGGTCGAGGTGTCGAGCGGTGTGTGCATCATACACGACAGATACGTGCAGGTTGCAGTGTGGAATGGATCAGCTACAAAGGCGCTGACGGACACTGAGACAGACCACATCCTTACCCTTACCCCAATCCCCGATGACATCCAGGCCGCCTCGTGATATTCACACTGGATTACATACCTGGCTACCGATCAGGTGTCGCAGACGGCCCTGAGCAGTGCGACCCCGCATCTGCGGCGTTCTGGAGAAACCTCGCAGGCGCGTGGATTCCGTCGCTCGGCACTAGCGGTCCCGTTCTGTTGGACCGCAGTTGTCACCGACGGCACGCGACCATCACCGGGGCGACGTGGGAAGCGGAGATGCTCGGGCCCGCGCTATGGTTCGACACAACTGCGCAGTACGCGGATTCACTGTGTCAAACCGCGTCAGCCGGCGAGTGGACCTATGCTGCCATACTCCGTATCAACTCCCCGCAGCCTATTTCTGCTGTCATCAGCGGGTCTACAAACACGAGTGGCCAGATCGGGTTCGGCGTGAAGTCGGACGGGCGTGCCTTTCTCAATAAGTATGGCACCGGTGACGTCGCTACGTCATCGTTTGGCCACGTCTACGCTAACTGTACACACGTCGTCGCTGTCCGACGTAGTGGAACGGCACACACCTTCTTCATCGACGGGAAGTTTGCCGGTACGACTACCATTGCGGGCGACTTCACGGCCACCACCACTCGTATTGGCCGTTTGGGGTCGTATTCCAATGCCCAGATGGACGGCTACTTGCACGCGCTGTGTTATTGGACACGCGCCTTGTCGGATGCCGAAATGGCGGCGTGGGCCGCTGATCCACTCGGCATGTTTCGTCCGTCCACTGTTCGAGTGGCGTCCCTTGGTCCGACCGTGGTTGAAGTTAGCGTTTCCACGTCGTTTGACAGCGTCGCTGGCTTCAGTGGCGTGTTCGACCGGTCCGCAAGTGGCGAAGCGTCGTTCACGGCCGCGTCAGTGTGCGGCAACGTAAAGACGCCCGTTGCTGAGAGTGCAATTGAGTTGGCCGCCGCCGCCGAGTGTAACGTGCCGATCAGCGTCACGCAGCAGTTTGCAGATGTTGCGCTGACCAGCGGCGGTAAGCTGAGGACGACACAGCAATTCGTCGAGGTCGCACTAGCGAGTCGAGGCACGCTGCGAACTACTCAGCAATTCGCTGAGGTTCTGGTGTCGGATTGGGTCTACGGGCACGGTACAGTGGCTCTAAGTCCGTCCGTTGAGATCGCGTCTACGTGGATACACAACTTGACCGCCGCGACCTTGATCGAACTGGCGGCAGTCACGCGACAGCCTAATGTGGGCGGACACGCGGTGTCTTCGATGGAACTGACATCGGCCAGCCGCGCGTGCCAGACGTATACCGTCGCTGCGGGAGCATCCCTTTCGCTAAACGTGTCATGTGCGGCGAGCGGCGCGATCTATAGCGACGCCATTAGCACCCTCACACTTGACTGCCTGGCTGACAATCGTGTCTTTGCGAGGACGTGTGTTGCTATTCTGGCGTTAGCGACCGACGCCGGCTACGAGGCGAGCCACACGGCAGCCAACAGACTGGACCTTTTTAGCCAGGCGGTTCGCGGTTTGACGCGAACACAGGTGACAAATACCCTTGCTCTGACAGCGTCAGCAAGGTCCAATCCGCAGAAGCGTTCGACGGCGTCTGTTATCGTTTTCTCGGCTAGTATTCAGACGAATGTACACCTTCTCGACGCCTCAAGCGTGCTGTCGTTTACGTCCGAGGTGTTGCCGAGGAGTCCGCTACACGCGAACGCCGTGGCGGCGATCAGTTCAGTCGAGTATGTGTACAACCCGGTGACGTTCCGCGTGGAGCCAGTGTATGCAGGGCTCGTTGCCACCGCGACGGTTGCGAAGACACAAGCCGAACTGACAACTCGTCACTATTTGCAGTTACAGGCGCACGCTAACGGCGTCGTGATCCGTGCGAATGCGATCCAATGTGATGCCAGCGTCGGGATCACGTTTGAGACCAATCCGGCTCCGACTAAGCTAGGCGGTGCAACCGAATGGTTGTGGCTCGGGGCGATCGCGTCGAGCGATGTGTCAAAGCCGGCTGTTAGCAGTCTTGAGTTGGACGCACTTGCTATTGCCCGCTGCACACGTGGCCGAAGTCTTGGCGTTGCACTGTCCTTGGCCAACGCATTGCTCTTCACTGAGTCCGGTGGGGACTATGTGCGGCAGTACCATCCGTTCATCGGCAGCGGTGTGTCCGGCTTGCCTACCCCGCCGGCTGCCACACTGGCCGGACCTCTCGCCGGAGTGGATTCGGCTTTTATGTTGGTGTCGCCCGCAACTGGAGCCGCCACGGACTCGATTACGTTGCGAGCCCCGACTTTCGGCAATACTGACCGTCTGGGCTTTAATCGTGTCCTACGCGAGACGCGAGGCGGGACGCGACTTGTGTACGCTGACGCAATCTGGCCCAAGACACAAACGCTAGCCATGACCTTCACAGCCTTGCGTTCAAGTGAGGTCACCGGCTTGCGTGAGTTCTTGCGTGACCATGTCGGAGAAGAGATCGGTCTGCTCGATTGGGAGCACAGGTATTGGAGAGGTGTAATCACGACGCCCGATGCACAAGCGATCGCGGATTCGCCCGGTGGCTACGCGGTCAGCCTAGAGTTCGAGGGCGAACTCGACCCGTCGTGGGAGCCAGTATGATGTTCACGTTACAAGCGCCATACCCACAATTGCAGACGACAACACTCTTGCCAAGTCCGCAGTATGGCGACGCAGAGAAC